TGCTGCGGTTGATTCTGCCATGATTCTATCCTATTAATTTACCAAACACACGTTCAGTCTGTTTGTATCCTAAACGCTCAAATATTGCACCAACATCTTGGTGTACTTTAGTATTCATTATTAAACGCTGAACACCATAGCTCTTTAGGATTTCCTCGTTCTTAATGAACAATTTTACTCCTGTTGAGCCTTTTCGATAATCTTTAGATATAAAAAATATATCATTTGTAGCTGTTAGACTATCTTTATAGTGCAAGTTGTAGTTAATAATGCAAATACAATAACCTATCAATTTACCGTCATTTCTAGCGGTAATAATTTTCATTACCCCAGCATTGCACAGTTTTTCATACATTTCATAGTTTGGGTTAAGTTTGATAACCTCTTTATTTAAGGCTATCTCTTCCCAATGGTCTTCTAATAAAGGCTTAATTTCGTCAATTACTTGGCTATAAGTCTCTTCTTTATACTCAATCATGAATCCCCCTTTTCGACATCCACTTCAAAATATTCGAGTCTCAAGGGTACATTATCTTGGTGAAGTAAGTCAAACGCTCTTCTACGGCCCTGCCCTAGTCTATGGACTTCGGATTTAGCGGTATTAAGATTGACGTTCTGCCACGCAGAATAGGTTTGGTAATCATCACTGGTATAGCGTAACAGGGCATAAGAATCAATCTTATCGCCTACTACCTGAACGCTTCTCCAAAACTTACGTAGATTATCGCCACCATCTACTAATGGAGTACGAGCTAATACCGCAATTGGATTACCATCGTCTTGATAGGTATTTGGGTCAAACTCATAGACTTTACCGTTAGTCTCATGTTGGAGTAAATCCATGTTTTGATACTTGGTGTAATACTGCCCTTTAAAGTAGCCTTCTACGTTGTTTTCAGTAGAAGTCCAATATGTCCAACCATTTTGAGCAAAGTCATATACTAGGGTATACCCTAAGTCTCTAAGGGTTAATACGTATAGTGAATGTCCTGAAGTCTTAATGCTAAAGGCATAAGCAGATGCAGGATTACAGTTATTGATAATTCTTTCAATATATTGGTTAGAAATGACTTGTGCTGATTGACCAGCCATTGTCATTATTTGGAAGCCCTTTTGGTAGCTTGTAGACATCCAAACAAGGGTATTGTCCATTTGCACTACTGAAGACTTTGCTGCTACACCAAATTTGATTACTGAGTTTTGGTACGGTAAAAATGGACTACCAGGAGAGCTTCCTGCGTCATAAAAGAACTCAATATGGAATGAACCAAATGTAACAATGTAGTTAATTGTCCTACCAATAGCCAATAATGGGTCGGCAGAGGACACTACACCAATGTAGTTAATTGCTTGCCAAGTTGTAGGGTCTTCTACGTTAGAGTTATAAAGTAACCCTTCAGGAGTCCCAACAACATAATACCCATCCACAAACACCGCACCTGGTACAGTAGTAGCAGGATAAGAGGTAGTAAAGGTAAGACTAACGGTTCCAGAAGCTGTAGCATTTTGACTTAAAGTTAAGGCAGTACCAAATATAGTTAAAACATAAGTGCCAAGGGGAACTCCTGTCCCTGTCACAATCTGTCCAACCTGAATTGCAGGATTAGATGCAGATAATGTTACTACGGGGGTACCTGATACAGTAGTACCGTTTTGCGTCGTAATGGTGCCTTGTAAATCTAAAATGGTGCTTGTTGCAATGGTATAGACATACCCATGATTGGCATTTTTAAAAAAGACTTGAGTTTGGTCTACCGAATAGATGAAGTCGTATGACCCTGTGCCATCAACAGGGGTAGCATTAGCCACTCCATTGTCATAGAAGGTAGTTCCAATAATAGTAAGTAAGTGAGTACCAGCGGCAAAGATACCAAGTCCTTCTCCTGCGGTTAGAGTCTGATAGGTTTTGAGTCCTGGGCGTTTAACGGCTGCAATAGACTCTTTTTTCTCTACTTCAATAATCGCATTGCCTAGCTTTGAATCCTTGTTTAAAGTTCCATCACGACTACCAATGTTATGAGCGAGAGGTATACGGCTAATTGCCATAATTAACCCCTAAATCTATAATCAGGTTGGAAAGAAGTAGAAGCCTCTTCTTGGCTCCAATCAGTCATTACTTCTTCATACTTAGCAGCACGTTGAGCTAGTTCAGCACGTACTTGTGCAGGAACACCATACTCAAGAGCTAACTGGTCAGCCAAGCCAAACTTCAATGTATTGAACCATTCAGATGGAAACTGAGGGATTGAAGTAGGGGTTAGGATGTCTGAAATAGGTTGTTGTACTTGTAGGTGGATAGTCCATCCTGCAGCATTTGGGTTATTAAATACATACAGTACGCCATTACCTAACTGTGGGTCGTAATAGACCTGATTAGGAGTGCCAGAAGAGGGTTTATAGCCCTGTTGCATATACTCTTGACGTGAGATGACCTGAAGGGTTGTATCGTTCCCCTGAGGGCTTCTAATGAACGCCATGACGACTCTTAATGGGCGGTCACAGACTACATCTCCTGTTGGGCCTAATGTGTAGGTATATTGACCTGCTATCATAGGTACTGGGAGGTCTTCTACTAACCATAAGGGCATACCCTTAGTCTGTAGTTGTTTGATATACAGATTTAGGGCTTCTGAGCAGTTCTGATAGTCCTGTGGGGTTGGGCTATCTCCAGCACCAATTACTCCCAATACACGGAGTGCTCCATTAATAACTGCGTCCCTAGATTGTGAGTAAGTGGTTGTCATATTATTCCGCTTTTGGTTCTTCAGTAATTAAAGCAAACTGCTGTTGGAGCTTTTGAAACAATGGAAAAGCACCTGACTGTGTAGGTAATTGTCCCATAACTTGAACAATAAACTCTGCTTCTTGGTCTTCTAATGTAAATGTTTTCATATTAAGCCCAAGGCAAATTTTTAATTTTTGGGAAAACTGGAGGATTAGCAATTAATTGTAGCTGGCCATCAACGTCAGATTGAATATTCGACATAATATTTGGCAAATTTTTAATCCATTCAATAACTTGTTGTTCTGTTAAATTATTAAAATCTGTATAACTTTCATTAGAATTTTCTATTGGAAATTGTGTGTTTCCTTCTACTGAAGTGCTATTTTTACCATCTGTTCCAGTAACTATATAATTTACATTAACAACATAGTCATTAATTGGGGCTGGAGGAGAAGAAATTGTTGTTAATGATTTTATTTTCCAAGTGTATGTATTATTCATTTTATTCCTATTTAATTTTATTTAAGCCCAAGAACTTACATTTGAAATACTACAACCTAAAAAACTTATACCAATATATGCTTGAGGAGATAAATTTGAGCCAGATGAAAAATTAATAATATTACTATTACTGTTTTTCCAAATTCCCAATTGTAACGCTGTAGGGCTTGATGTATTTGCAAACACAGCATCAGGAGTGCCTACAAAATTAATTACTGAAGAATTATTTGTTGCATAACATACAACACCTTTTCCAGAAGAATTTAATTGAACTAAAAAAAACATCATTGCACTATCTGTAGTTACAGTCATTGTTTTGCTATTTTGTATAACAAATAAATTAGTAAAACCAACAGCAGTTGCGCTATTAGTTGCAGGACTAATTGGAGCATAGCTAGAAAAAGGCATTCCTGGTTTTCCTATGCTATATTTAATTTGCGATACAAAATTAGTAGTACCAATTGTAGGAATTTCTACTTGACCAGCATACCCAATATGTATAGTAGTAGCATCATTATCTACATAAGTACCTAAAATACCTACGTTTTGAACTACATTGTACCCATTAGTAGAATTTATATATAAATCATTAGTTGTATTACCTTCTAAATCGCCACCTATAAAAGTATTGTTTGCCGCATTTGTGTTTAAATTAACGCCATATCTACCATTAGTTTCACAATGAACCCCAACAAAAGTATTTTTAACAGCTTTATCTACATAAATACCATCAAGCGTATTATTAGAAGCCGATAACAAAGTACCTGTGCCACCGTTACTATCTACAATAGATTGATTATCAGAAAATACAAAACCATAATTATTAGCATTAGAAATACATTTGTCTAATCGCCAAAGATTTGCATTTACTGCTGGAGTGGCTGTAGCAGAACCAATAGTAAAACCTGAATCACCCATATTGCTTACAGTAACTCTGGTTGCATTAAAATAAGGCCCAACTACATATATACCTGCGTTTGCATTTGCAGTACCGCCTTTTAAATAAATATCCTCAATAGTTACAAAGCCTTGAGTAACTTTAATGCCGACATCATTAACTTCTTTGAGAATTTGTGTAGCTGCGGTGTACCCTGTGCCTGTTTGTTCAATAGCACCATCACCATACAGCTTAATACGCTTATCAATCAATATAGTTGCAGTAATTTTATACACTCCTGCTGGCATATAAACTGCACCTGAAATCGCAACACTATTAATAGCAGCTTGTATTGCAGCTGTATCATCCGTTGTTCCATCTCCTACAGCACCGAAATCTTTAACACTTACTGTTTCAGCAAGTTTGAGATTAATAGGTCTATTGACTGCTCCTACAGGTGAAGAACCACCATTTTGTAAATCAATCTTTGGTATTAAAGTTGTCATTTTTTGCCTGTAAAATTGTTATTTTTAAGCGGTTAAATAAGTTATGTTAATAGTATATTGATAACCATTAACCCAAGTAAGATTTCCGCCTGTAATTGTTTGAACATTAATTTGTGTAGTTGAATTAAAAAATGGAACATAAAACACTCCAGTAGCAGCACTTTCTCTAGCAGTTCCAGATAATTGAAAATTTCCAATTAAAGAATAAGGTAAATTTGTAATAACTAATTGACCAGCAGCAGTTCCTACTGTTGTTAAAGTTACTATAGCTGTTAAATGTACAAATCTACCAATTTTAGTGTAATAACCGCTAGAAGTATAAGTTGTTATTGTTCCTGTTGAAGATGCTGCTGTAGGAGTCCAAGTACTTTCTTTATAATCATCCAATGTATTTACATCAGTAGAATTAGATTGAGTAGCAGGAAATGTAACGCCAGCACCTGAAGCAGCAGGAGTAGCTGCTCCAACACCAACAGTTGTACCAAACTTTCCAGTACCAGTTACAGATAAATTGTTTGCTCCTGGGTCTGTAGTGTTACCAATAGATATACCGCCTGAAGAAAATATTGTTGCAGCTAAAGTGCTATTTGTTGAAAATCCTAAAGAATTTGTTGATGGTAAATATATTCCATTTGACGGAATACTAGAGCTAGAAGGAACAAAATTACCAGCAGATAAAGTTGTTCCGTTATATGTTAGTGTAGAACTAGAGTTAAATGCGCTTGTTCCATTGCCATAAGGAATATAACCAGCAGTAAGAGTGGTTAATCCTGTACCTCCATTAGCTACTGGTAATGTACCAATACCACTTAATAATTGTGCAGTAGTGGCTACAGTATGGGCAGATGTTCCGTTACCATAAAGAATACCAGTTAACGTACCAGCTTCGCCTGTACCACCATAGGTAGCCGAAATAACGTTACCTTGCCAAGATACTGAACCTGAAATACTGCTTGAACTATTAAAGTTTAAAGTTGCAGTACCCCAAGATACTGTGCTAGGAATATAAGAATGGACATCCCAAGTTCCGTTTGAAGTGCTATTGGTTAATAGAATTAAATGAGCAGCACCGCCAGCTTGTAGTGCTAATAATGATGTGCTTCCGTCATGAGCATTAATTTGAACGGAAGAATAAGTAATATTGTTATTAAAGTAATATGTATCACCAACTGTCAAAGTTGTTGCATCAGGCATATTAAATGTCTGAGATGTAACAGAACCTGTAACAATTTGATATTGTGCTGATGCAACAGTTAAGTTGATTGGTGTAGAAGACGCAACAGTAGTTGTTGTATTTGGAATAAAGTTATTCGCAAAGACGTTTTGGTTGCTATCTCTTAAAACGACAGAATTAGCACCGCTAGAGGCTGTTACACCAGTTCCACCATAGGCAACTCCTACAGTATTACCATTCCAAGTAGCTGTTGTAATTGCTCCACTTGAAGATAATTGCATCAATTTGGTATTGGCTATACCAGCGTTATACCATTGGAAACCATCTCCAGCAAAAGCACTAAAACGACCAAAGCCAGTTGCGTAGTCCATTACTAGACCATCGCTAGGAGCAGTTGCTGTAAATGTTCCTGTGGTTGCTAACCCAGCAGAAGAGGTTAATTGACCGCTAATAGCTTGGTCAGCATTAAATGTGTTTGTCTCATCTAGCTTTGGAAAGTCATTAAGACTTGCACGAACTAAACGAAGAGACACCACAGCACCTGCAGCAAACGCTGTAGCAGATGTTCCGTCCTGTGCTCTAGTAATAGCAAAAGTAGTTCCTGTTACAGAAGTAACTTTAACAATCTCGATAGTTGTTTGAGTGGCAGCATCAGCTAATGTGCAATAAAAATATTGAACTCCAGTAGGAGAAGGAAAGCCTGTCGCAGATGTAACCGACATTGAGGTTGCACCACTAGTAAGACTACTAGCTAAAGTAGTATTACAGTTGTTGGCGAAAAGCATATTAGCCATATATATTTTCTACAAAAACAAATTCAACTACATCTCCAACATTTAATCCAGAATTAAATGTAACTACTGATGTAGATGTTTCTGCATAATTTAGATTTTTAATTTGTTTACTTCCGTTAACATAAACAGATAAAGAATTTACTCCAACTATGTAAGAAAAAGAACTAATAGTAAATATTGTTTGTCCTTGCGTTGCCGTTTGATATTCTTCAAAAATGGTTACTGTATCTTTACTTGAAACAATATAATTTAAACCAGCAGCAGTAATACGCAACTGTACGTTATCGCCAGTATTCCAGTACAAAGGTGTTGTGCCTTCTTGTCCACGCTCAATAGTAAAAATATCACCGTTACGTGCAGTACACTTTACAATCTCAATGATTGGGCCGCTTAGACTGATTAAGCTAACGTAGAAATAATCTCCTCCAACTGGGTTTGGGAATAATCCTCCAGCATTAGCAGACACCTGCATTGTTGTTGCTGTATTGGTTATTCCAAAAGCCAAATAAGTGGCTGCGTTATTAGTATATAAAGGACGGCCCATATATTATCCTAGTGTATATGTATCGTTGACAGTAAATCCATCAACTAATTCAATTGTTGATTGTACAATGCTGTATTCGTCTGGAGCTTGTGGTCTAGAAACTGGTACAGACATATTGTCTCGTACACCTTTTACATAGTCTTGAGGCTGGCGAATCTCCCAGTCGTAGCTACAAACATACAGCCCATCCCAACGTAACTTTAATTGCGAGAACTTATATTTGTGACCACAAGCATCACATATACCGTTGTAATCGCCATTACGTAAGAAATCTGCGTGACCCATATTAAATCTCGTCTGGAGAGTAAACTGGGATGTCACCAATACAGGTGTAAACGTTACCCTGGTTAGTACCACAAGTCATAATCAATCGGTAAGTATTATCAGCGACACCGCCAATAACCCTTTGAGATGCCTTGCCTAATGTAAATACGGGTGTTCCTGAAAGGATGGCAGATGGATTTGTATCTGTACCTTGTGCTGTAATAGCAGTGCAATTAGCCGAGGTTAAAGTCTCGGATGTTTGCAAAACAGGGTTAAAATCAAAGCTAAAGACCTCTGATTCTGTAGTTAATTTATACGAAAACTGGCTCATTTTGAGACCTTTTTATTACTTGTGTTTGCAAGGACAGTTCGTTGCTTGTAAAGGTCAAC